GCCAAAGGCACTGTAATTTTTGATAGTGTTGATATTGCCATTTAATTTGCTCCTAATCTATAAGTATTTATCAATCTTACAGTCCTGCTATTTCTCCAGTATTTTTAAGTCTTAGTGGAATGTATATAAACTCAACAGCCTTAACAGGTTCAATAGCAATGTCTAAGTGTAGTTCATTTCTATCAATTCTGCTAGGTGTATTGTTTGATTCATCACACACTACTAGATAATCATACAATGCTCTTTGTCCAACTAGTTCTAGTAATAAACTTTCTGCAGCTTGTTTAATTTCATCTCTTGTAATCTTATCGTTTGGTTCAAACAAATAAGGCTTAGCAAGTGTGTTTAATTGGCTACGTAGGTAGATAACAAGTCTTGCAACATTGATTCTGTCTAAAGAACTTGCAGCAAGTTGTCTTGTCTTCTGACCAAAAGCAACTAGTCCTGCACCTGTAATAAATGTTATTGGGTTAACTGCATTTGCGTACAGTGTATCTCTTTGCCCTTCGTTTAGTGCAATACTTACAAATTCGCCTTCATTGCTTATATAACCTGTAGAACTTGCATTAGTAATACCACCACGTCTTGTACCTGCTGGTGCAAACCATGGGAACGATACTTGATCACTTAGTGCAATGGTTCTCATCATCATATGACTTGGTGGAACAACAACATTGTTACCAAAATTATCACTTGTAAATCCACTTGGATAGTAAACACCAATGTATGGATCAGTTGTTACCAATCCGTCATCGTTGTCTTCTACAGCTAGTGCTTGGTTTGTTGCCCAGTTATTTAATGCTGTTGCATTCGGTAACAAACGGAATGGTGAATCACCAAGTACAAATGCTGTTAAACCTCTGTCATAGTTTAGTGATTTCATTTCACCTATAAGTTCTGGATAACCAGGACATGCCATTAGGTTAAACAATCTTGCTTCATCATCTCTAATATCTTCATTAGAGTTAACTAGTGCTTGTAGTCCTTGTACAACAACTTTACGTTGTGCTTTGCGTCCAAATGTGCCAGAACCATCTACTTGGTTAGCACTTTCAGTTACCCAACGATCTGCGAAGTAACTTGCCATAGTTTGTCCATTACCTGCACCGTAACGAGCATTGTTGCCTGCTGTATTAATGTAATTTCTCACATATTTCTTAACATTAAATCCGCTTCTACGCAAATTCCAAAGCAACATACCTTTTGGATATAGTGCTGGATCTGGTGAATCAGGATCAACATAATCGCTTTCCATTAATGCTGTTATATCTCCAGCTAAGTTGCTATTAGCACCTGCTGTGTTATAACGTACATCTGCAAATAGTATACCGTCTTCAGTAGTTTGATCGCCAGTATCAACTAGTACCCAGTTGTCTTCTGCATTTGCATTTCCTAAATCTGGGTTATATCTGTAAATTTTTGGATAGTTTTCAATATCACTTGTGTCTATCCAGATATCTCCAGTTTTTAGAGTAGTTCCGTCACTTTGAAGTGTTGGAACTGTTGCTGAAACAATAGGTCCGTTTGGATCTGGTTGATCTGCTGCTACACCGCTTGCATAGTACGGACTTGCTGTTGAACTTTGACCGCTTGACCCGTTATACAATAATCCAACAAATTCACTACCATTGTGTACTAGGATATCTACTTCGTCAACAATTGAATTGTACCAAAGTCTACCGTCTGCTGTTTTTGCAGTAACTTCAGTATCACTTGCTGTGAAGAATCCTGTACCAGTATCAGTTGTTGGTGTCCAATGAGTTGCTTGTAACTGTTTTGGACTTGTAGAACTTGTAGTACCAGGTACATAAACAAGATTTTGTATTCCAACACTTGCACTTACATATGGCACAAATCCTGCTGCTGTTAAAACACCATCTGTATCAACAAAACGTATTTCACCACCTAGTGCATGTTGTATAATAACTTTGTTTTGTGGATCAACTGTTGCTGTAACATTGGTAATGTTTGCATCATTAATTGCACCTGCTAATATACCTGCATCACTTGCTGCTCCTGTATACGCACCGGTAACTGTGACTGCTGTTTCAAAAGCAGCACTACCATTATCTGTGGTTTGCACAGTAAAAGATTGTGATCCTGAACTAAATGTTCCAGTTACAATTTTTACACCTGTTACTGTTGTTGCACCAATAGCTCTTCTACGCTGTGGTCTTAGTGTTGCCAATGGACTGTCATCTCCAGCAACATTGCTTTCAACATACAAATCACCTTGAGATAAATTAGCACCACCGCCAACAATATCTAATTCATATAATGCTGTTTGATTGTTTGCGTGTATTGGAGCACTTATTGTTTCCCAAAGCTCTGAGCTTGCATTCCATTTTTTAATTGATATGCTAGCGCCAAGATTTGGTGTTGTTGTTTTTAGCCAAATACTTCCTGTTGGTCTTGCACTAATACTTGTTGGTATTGGAAGTCCAGGAGCACCACTAATTGTGTCTCCAATTTTCCATTCCGGAATACCTGTGTGCTTAGAAATTTGTAGCGCAGGTGGAAAATGTGTTCCTGATAAAATTCCTAGTTCGGTTAATCTATCTGCATCGCCTTTGATTTCAATTTCACCGCCTGTGGATGAATCACCGCTTGCTGATGCTGTTCCGTCACTGTAAATTTCAAGTTTTAAATCTACTGCTGCCGCAGTTACACCTGGAATAGTTAATCCGTTAATTGTGCTTGCAACATCAGTAACAGTATCTGAACTGTTAATAGTAACGCTTGTTCCATTTATGATAATTGCTGCTGTTGCATTGAATGTTGGGTTACTTGCAGTACCTTTGATTGTAGGCCAGCTCTTTGTCCACGGTTCACTTCCTACTAATACCCAAGTTCCTGATGTATTTCTGTACCAAATTTTTAAAATAGTAGATGTTGCAGTAATCGCATATGATCCAACAGAACCTATTGCGTTTGATGGACGTCCTGTTCCATCTGCCGCTGTACCGTCGATACCGTTAGTTGCTAAACTACTGTCTGACATTTCGGTTGTATCAGTAACTACATATGGCACTTTGTTTGTAAAGTTCTGACCACCGTTTACAACACTCTTACCATTCCATTCTTGGATTCCCCATAATGAATTGGCAGTGTCTAACCAATAAGTTCCATCTGCTGGATCAGCCGCAGGTGCTGTTGCACTTGCTTCGAGTTGACCTAGATCTACGTCAGCTCTGACTACCCAAGCTCTATTGGCAACACCTAGATATGAATAAGCAGCTTGTAAGCCGTATTCATTTAATTCGCCGCCGTGTATTGGATTGTTGTTATTGTCTACCTGGAAGATTGGATCTCCGAAGGTATCTGCTAAATCTCGTTGTGAAGTTAACAGGTAAGGTGTACCTGCATTCGCTGCTAGTGTTCCTGGTGCTGTGCCAGTTGCTGCAGCATTACTTTTGTTACTTTTAGTTGCAACAAAAATCATTGGAGTTGTACCCGGTTCAGCTGGGGTATAGAAACTTTCGTCTATTACGCTAACCTGTACGCCTGGTGATACTAGTGCCATTTGTTTATTCTCCTATAGTGGACATTATATTCGTTACTATTATTTAGCAAGAGATTTTAAAAAAGTACGATAAAACACCAAAGAAAAGGGGTCAAAAAGGTGAGGTAAATACAATATGAGACCATTATGTGTATGCGGGTTTAGGCCAGCAGCAGTAAACTATAAAAAAGGTAACAAAGTTTACTACCGAAAAAAATGTGAAAAGTGTTTGAAACACAACACAATAGGATTCGGTATACCTAAATGGAAACTAGCAGGTTACGAAAAAAAAGAATACTGTGAAAAATGTGCATACAAAAGCAAACACAGTGAACAATTTAATGTGTATCATATAGACGGAGATTTAACAAATTGTAGACCAACTAATCTAAAAACAGTTTGTGCTAACTGTCAGCGTATTCTTTATAAGGAAGGAGTTCGCTGGAAGCAAGGAGATCTTTTACCAGATTTTTAAGATCAAATAGGCTTCTGTCATTTGCTATAGTAGTGTCAATTTGAACATTTGCCCAAGCCCATTCAGATTTATGAACATCTTGGGGTTCCACGCCTAGATCTTGATACATTCTAAACCAAACAGGATCTGGGCCTCTACGTACACGCCAAACTTTACCGCCTATTTCTGAAATCATAGATGCTTCATTTTCAAATCTCACATCAGGAATAACAAAATTAGTATTTGGATTTTCTATAAGTTGTTTTTTGAGTAGACTTACCCATACACCATCGAAAAACCCGTTTCTCATGCAATCTGTTCCAAATTCCTGCAGAACTAATCTTGGTGTTATTTCGCGGCCTGTTTCTTTTGACCAAAATTCGTCTACTTGTTCGCGCCAGGCACGGCTTTCATCTGTGTCACCTTCTAGCATCTGTCTATTCCATCCAAATACTTGTGCTACACCATCTTTTAGTTTGTCTGCAAAAGAAACTTTTGAATAACCGTAATCGTTTACCAGAATATCAGCAACAGTACCTTTGCCGCTACCTATTAATCCACAAATACCTATAATCATAAGAAATCCTTCAAATAATATATAGTATATACAGATTAATTGCTGTTGTCAAGTACTTTTTGGTAGGCTTCTTCAAATCCATCTTCATGCAGATATGCTTCGTTATTGTTCCACATGCGTTTGAAATATCCTGGTGCTGATTCTAGTATTGTTTGCTCGCTTGCGCCAAAGTGACCTTTAACCATCCAAAAAAGCCTATGGGCTTCTTTGTGGCTAAACTCTGCCATTATCCTATAGTAAATCCATAGCCGGTGCCGCCTGTAACAGCAGTGCTTACTTCTTGTTCTAGTTTTTCCATTTCACTTTGTGCTTCTGCTTTGAGAGCATCACCATTCAATTGACCGCCTCCTTGTGGACCAGCAATAGTAGCAAATTTACTACGTGCTTCTCCAAGCATGTATTTGCAGGTAGCAACTGTGTAATCTTTGATCCATTGCTTTGCAAGATAATCATTAAGTAACTCTGAATCTGGTCTATAATTATAGCAATATAATAGTAAATCTTCTTCTGTTCTAGAACGCTGAAGAATAGTAAGTTTTTTTGTAGAAGTATTCCATTTAAATTCAATAAATGATCCAAACATTCTACCTACTAACTCCTGATATTGAGAGAAAAAGTCATAGGTTGCTAGTCCGCCCATATTGGAACTTGCTAACAAGTATGTGTTGGTATAGGCTAAGTTAAAAGGTTCAAACAGTGTACCTCCATCTCCACCACCTGTACGTGATCCAATGCTTCTACGAAATATTTTACGTACTTCTATAATTTCATTGGGTAGCGTGTATTCGTTTTGATCTATTACCGTAGGCATAAAGAAATAGCTTTCTTCTACACTATTATCACTTCTTTGACGAAATCTTGTAAGTGCTTTATTAAGTGCAGTTTCATAATGCCCAGGATCCAGTTCAACATCAATCATTCCACCACCTAGCATGTGATAGACATAGTCAAATATTTCCTGTTTTTGAGTTTTTAAAGTCGCCATATGAAAAGTTCTCCACAAGTATTTATCGTTCGATAAATATGTATATGCCAAGATTATCTTTATACAAACCAGAGAAAGGCAAAGACTACGAATTCATAGACAAACGTATCTATGAAATGTTCACTGTGGGTGGCACAGACGTTTTTGTTCACAAATATCTAGGACCAAAAAATCCTGATAGCGATACTGCAACAGCAGATCAGCCCCGTTATGATGCTGTAAAAGAAACAAACATACAGGATATGCTGTTTATGGAAAACAGAGATCGCAAGTATGATCCTGATATCTACAGTATGCGTGGAATTTACAATGTTCAAGATATTGACTTCAATATGAGTCAATTTGGACTGTTTTTATCTAATGACACACTGTTTATGACAATACATATTACATCTAGTGTAAAAACTCTTGGAAGAAAAATTATGCCAGGTGATGTAATAGAATTGCCACATCTCAAAGACGAATATGCACTTAATGATTATACGGTTGCCTTAAAAAGATTCTATGTGGTCGAAGAAGTAAACAGAGCTGCAGAAGGCTTTTCACCTACTTGGTATCCACATCTATACAGAGTAAAACTAAAACAAATAGTTGATAGCCAAGAATTCAAAGATATTCTTGATTTACCTGCAGAAGAAGATAATCCAGGTAGTGGCACATTAAGAGATTTACTTTCTACATATGAACGTGAGATGCAGGTGAATAATGCTGTAATTGCTCAAGCTGAAGCTGATGCTGCTAAATCAGGATACGATACAAGTCATTTTTACACAGTAGCTACTAAAGAAGATGGAACTGTAGATATTGTTACAACAGATATTAACACACTAGATGCTAGTACAGCAAATGAACTTGCGGATAGAGTTATGCAGACACCTAATAGGGAAGGTTATCAAGGATATTTACTAGGTGACGGAATACCCTCAAATGGTGAAGCATTCGGACACGGTATTAGTTTCCCCACAGGAAGTGCAGAAGGAGACTTTTTCCTAAGGACAGATTTTATGCCAAATAGATTATTTAGATACGACGGAAGTCGTTGGGTAAAACAAGAAGATTCAGTACGTATGACACTTACAAATACAAATACAAGAAGCCATCAAAAAGGTACATTTGTCAATAACACTAGTACAGATACAATTGGCGGAGAAACTGTACAAGAAAGACAAAGTTTGTCGCAAGCACTTAGACCAAAGGCAGATAACTAATGCAACATTTTTACGATGGTCAGATCAGAAGATACATAACACAAGTTATTAGATTGATGAGTAATTTTTCCTACAAAGATGGTGACGGAAAACTTACAGAGGTTCCTGTTATGTATGGAGATATTACTCGTCAAGTAGGACATATTCTAAGAGATAATTCAGAAAATAAAATACCTAGTGCGCCAAGAATGGCTGTTTATGTTACAAGTTTAGAAATGGATACAGCAAGATTAGCTGATTCAAGTTATGTTAATAAACTAAACATTAGAGAACGTGCATACGACAGCGAAGGTAAAGAATATCTCAAAACAGAAGGTAAAAATTATACTGTTGAAAGACTAATGCCAACACCTTATACACTAGGACTAAATGTAGATATTTGGAGCAGTAACACAGATCAAAAGTTGCAAATAATTGAACAAATTCTTATGTTATTTAATCCAAGTCTAGAAATACAAACCACAGATAACTATGTTGACTGGACTAGTTTGAGTGTTGTAAATTTAGCAAGCATAAGTTTTAGTTCAAGGAGTATTCCGATAGGTACAGAAAGTGAAATTGATGTTGCCCAATTAGGCTTTACAACTCCGATTTATATTTCACCTCCAACAAAAGTAAAACGCTTAGGTGTTGTAACAAATATTATTACTAGTATCTATGACGAATCTAAAGGTACAATAGAACTATCTCAAAGTACTCCAGAGCTACAAGCATATGGCGATACTTCTGTACCAAGTGCAGATATTAGAACTAATGTAAGCATAACACCAACAGGTGAGATAGCAAGACAAAATAATAATAGAGGAATATTTAAAGAAAATAGTACTAATGTAATTACTAACACATTTAAAAATTATGGATTGTTAGTAATGAATAATACTGCCAAATTAATTAACAAAGGTGTAGTTGGCAATACGTTATGGGACGCATATATCAAAGCATTTCCTGAAGTTTTTGAAGCTGGTATTACTGAACTACGTTTACAAAGAAAAGATCGCAGCAGTGAAATATCAGGTACAATAGCTATTAACAGCAATGATGGTACAGAACTTATTGTTAATTGGGACGAAGATACATTACCTGGCGATACAGTGATTACAGGTCCAACAGGTGATGCTAATAAAATTAGTTATATAATAGATCCTACTAAAACAAGTCCTGTGTCTATTCGGACAACAGGCACTCGTATACTTTTATTAGGAACAGGTATTGGTGATTTATCTAATACTGATGGTGCAGATGATTGGAAAAATGCTGACGGAAGTGATTTCATAGCCGGAGAAAATGATATTGTCGAATGGGATGGTTCGCGCTGGCATGTTGTATTTGATGCAAGCACTTATGTAGGCACAGCATACACAACAAATCTTAACACAGGTGTACAATACAAATGGGATAGCGGAGAGTGGATACTTTCATTCGAAGGCGAATATCCAAATGGCACTTGGCGTTTAAAATTCTAATATAATTAATAGTATGAACAATATTATTTGCAGCGGAGCTCTATTTTATACTCTTGATACTAGCAGATTCCTCTTCTTACACAGAACACAAGGTAAGCAAAACAATCTTTGGGGATTAGTAGGTGGTACAAATGAAGGAACAGAAACTCCTTGGGAAAGTTTAAAAAGGGAAATAGCAGAAGAAATAGGCGATACATCTATCAAAAAAACTATTCCTTTAGAAACTTTTATTTCAAATGATTCAAAATTCCATTTCCATACTTATTTGTGTGTTGTAGAAAAAGAATTTATACCAATACTTAACAAAGAACACGACGGATACGCTTGGGTAACATTTGGAAAATGGCCTAAACCTTTGCATCATGGTTTAAGAAACACACTAACTAACAAAGTTAATCAAACAAAACTAGAAACTGTATTTAAATTAATAGACTTATTGGATTAATTATGGAAAATAAATCAGATCAAGTTGTTAAAACTAAATGGGGGTATGAATTAACATGGGCCGAGCAAGAATCTCATGGAGGGAAAATTATTGTTTTTGAGAAACCTTCAAAAACTGATTTTATATTTCACAAAGAAAAAGAAAAATCTTATTTTGTAAATTCAGGAAGTTTTTTGTTTAAGTGGATTGATACTTCAAACGGAAATATTTTCCAACAGCAAGGTTCTGAAGGTTACGTTTTTACTGTAAATAAAATGGTACCTAGTTCAATCGAATGTCTTACACAAAATGGTAGTCTTACCGAAACAAATAATGGTGTAAAAGATGATACATATATTGTTATAAAAACGGAAAATGTAGTATGAAGATATCTGATAATAGATTATTTAAAAAAGATAAAATTAAGTTTGAAAACGCTATAGAAAAAATTCAAGATAAAAAGAAACAAGTTTACTATAAAAAAATTTATAATGAATTTTTAGCACTTACAAAAATGATAGATGAAAATCATAGTAGTTTTGCTAACGGCAAAATACAACCTAGAATGATTAGGGATGATGTAAAAGAATTACAAAATCTAAGATATCAATTGCATCAACTTACTAAGTCTTAAATATTTGCTAGTCTTTTAATTGTAATTGAACCGAACATACTTGCATGTGATTGGCACTGGTAAGTGTAATTTGTATTATTGGTAATACTTTCAGGTATACGCCAGTATAGCATGCCGCTATCTTTTCCTTGAGCACTGCTGTTTGTGCTAACTGTGCCGTCATTTGCTACATGAACTAGATTGGTTGTAAGAGCAGTAAGAGTATTATCCTGTAATTCAAAAGGGTGTCCACTTATTTCGTCTAAATCAAATGCAACTGTTGTACCAGATAGCACATAGATTGTTGGATTGTTTCCAGAGTAATGGCTATTAAAGGTGTATGCTGTAGTGCCTACATTGTCCACTCTAAAGGTTGCTGATGCATGTTCATATATGTCGTGAATTTGTATTTGCGAAGTCTGTACATCTGTCAGACTGTTAAATGTACTTGATCCTCCACTTGCTGTACTGGTAATTGTTACACTATCATTATCTGCATTTGTTGTAAGAGTTATATTACTTCCTGCAACAAGTGTTAGTGTATCAGTAGTAGTATCAGCTGCAATCGTTGTCTGTCCTGAAACTGCAATATTGGAAAAAGCGTTTTGATTAGCCTCGCCACCACCTCCTCCACCGCCTGTTGCGGTTAATGTAATTTGATTTAATCCTGCATCAGTTGTTATTGTAGTATTTGCACCTGCAACTAAATTTAAACTATCAGATGCTGTTCCAGCGGTAATATTATCTTGTCCTGCTACTGTGATTACACCAAATGAATTAGGCACAACAACTGCACCCGAGCCACCTATAATAGACCATACAGTGCCGTTCCATTGCCAGGTAGTTGTTCCGCTTGTAAATGTATCACCGTTATTAGGATCTGCTGGAAAATTTATTGCTGCCATTTTTTACCTCTTGCTGTATTTATTAATCTGGTACATATCCTGATGGGCCTGCAACTGTTGGATCACCTACGTCTCCGTCTTGGAATATGTTTCTAATTGTTGCCAATGATGGTTTACTGATTACCGGAGCAATGTATGTGTTATGGAAAGCATAACCTAATGGGTTATTTGTTTGAATACCTGCTTGGGTACGCATATCGTCTGTCCATTCAGGCGCAAGACTTCCACCTTCCCATAGACTTGTATACTCAAACATACAGAAGTTAAGTAGATACAAGTATTCTTTTGCGGCTACTTCAAATGCATCAGGATCGGTTTTGAAAGCATCTGCTGGACTGTTATACCCTGATGGATCCCACTTGCCTGCGTCATATGCTTCTACCATTGCATTATATAAATCGCCAGTATTCCAATCAGCTGCTAAGAACTGATATAATTTTATGTCATCTGCAGGTAATCCGTGCATATGTATTGTGTGGAATACATGTTCAATAACTTCTTGTGCATCTTGATCGCCATCGCCTGGTGCTCCACCTGTTGAG